TGCAACCGGTGTACAGCCTTGCTCGCTCTGACGCTTCCCAGCGTGGGAGTCTTTCTCTGTTGCGGTCTTGAGTGTAGCAGAGAATGTAGTGTTGCGTTATGGCTACTGCTAAAGATCCTCGACTTACCCGTGCTGGTGTGAGTGGTTTTAATAAGCCAAAGGCAACACCGGATCATCCTACGAAGTCGCACGTCGTTGTGGCGAAAGTTGGTGAGCAGGTGAAGACGATTCGTTTTGGGCAGAAGGGTGTGAAGGGTTCCCCTGAAGGATCTGCACGGAACAAAGCGTTCAAAGCAAGACACGCAAGCAATATCGCCAAGGGCAAGATGTCTGCTGCGTATTGGGCGAACAAGGTGAAGTGGTAATCTTTAACCACGATGGGAACTAAAAGAGCAGTTCCACCGGCAGACAAAGCAAAGTTTTTTGCGTTGATAGCTGCAGGTCGGAATATCAAAGATGCTTGTGCAGAGACAGGTGTTCATTACAACACTGGTACGCGCTGGATTAAAAGGGCGAGGGCTTTAGAAGCAGCCCGTAAAGAAGCCGACCATAAGGTGTCTTCAGGTGCAGGATCTGGTGGTCGCCAATCTGTTGCACACCACAACTTCATGGATGCCATTGACTTGCCATCTGCGATACCTCACGACATGCTTTCTGAGGAGGCGTTGAGGGGGCTTGAGGATTTTGACTTTTTCCGTACTTACTACCTTGGCCGTGTTCCGTCTCCGTGGCAGGTCGAAGCAGCTTTGACACTTGTTGAGTTGTTGGAGTCTGAAGAAAAAGAATTTGTTGTTTTGAATGTCCCCCCTGGTGCGGGTAAGTCAACTTTGTTTCACGACGTGGCGGTGTGGGCAATTGTCCGTAACCGCCGTATCCGTGTGATGATCGGGTCGGTGTCTCAGAACATGGCGAAGATGTATTCTCGCCGTATCCGTGAAACGCTTGAGCGTGTGATGCCTATTGAACCTGACCCGATGATGGTCGAGAAGGGGTTGGCTGTCAACGCTGTCGGGTGTTTAACGATTGATTATGGAAGGTTTAAACCAGTTGATAAAGGTGCGCTATGGAGAGCAGAAGAATTTGTCGTTGAACAACTGGACGGGAACGGGCTTGACAATAAGGAGCCAACCGTTCGTGCCTATGGCATTGAAACAGAGTTCATTGGTCACCGTGCGGACTTGTGCCTTTTTGACGACGTGGCATCCCCAGATAATGCCCGTGAGTCGGTTGCCAGAGATAAGTTGCTGGAACGGTGGGATGGTGTCGCAGAGGCTCGGTGCGACCCAGGTGGATTATTGGCTGTCGTTGGGCAGCGTCTTGGATCAGGAGATTTGTACGCGCATTGTTTGGCGAAAGAAACTTACGACATTGATGACGACATTAACTATGACGGTTCGGATGTGGAAACCCCTGAGGATGTTGAGAATGGTCAACCGATCAGGCAGAAGAAGTACCGCCATATCATCTACAAAGCGTATTACGAAGAACTAGATACGGGTAAAGAGTCCAGATCTTTCAAATCAAAGCCGTACCCTGAAGGCCCACTGCTTGACCCGAAGCGTTTGCCGTGGAAAGACCTTTCGTTTATTCGTTACAACAAACCTGATGTTTTCAATGTTGTGTATCAGCAGGAAGATTTGGATATTGACTCTCGACTTGTTGATCGCACTTGGCTTACCGGTGGTGTTGGTAACGACGGGGTGATGTATAACGGTTGCATTGATAATGAACGCCTACCTGGGTACATACCTAACGGATTATCGCACCCACTGGTATCTATTGTCGCCGTTGACCCATCCCCCACAATGTTTTGGGCGTTCGTTTGGATCATTTACCAGCCTGATTTGAACCTGTACCACGTCGTTGACTTGGAACGCATCAAATTAACCGCTGAAGAAGTGCTTGGCTACGACACAATGACCGGCACATACTCAGGAATGATGGAAGAATGGCAGGAACGCTCGGTTGAATACGGTTATCCCATCTCACATTGGGTTGTCGAGATCAACGCAGCGCAAAGATTTCTTCTTGCCCACGACTTTGTACGCAAATGGCAGTCAATGTGGCGGGTAAACATTATTCAGCACACCACTTCCCGTAACAAATTGGACGAAGCCCTCGGTGTTGAGGCGTTATTACCCCCTGTTGTCCGATCTGGTGCGATTCGGTTCCCCACTATGCGTGGAAACTGGAAAACTCTTGCAGCTGTTGACGAGTTAACGAAGTGGAGTAGGGATAAAAAGAACGGAACCGACATTGTGATGGCGTTATGGATGGCAATTTTGAACCTGCCGAACCTGACCCAAGTAAAGAAGCCTCCTCGACAGTGGCGACCGTCATGGATGATAGGTGACTAGTGTGATACCTTTACATCCGTTGAATCTAGTAAAGGTCGCGCATGAAATCAGTTGAGGAAATTGTTGATCTTTATCGTGAGCGTCATCAAAACCTTGGGCCGATCCTCCAGCAGATGCGTGAGGTGCGCCGACTCGCTAACGGTGAAGTAGTTGTACCCCTGTCCGAGTTGGATCGTACATCTCGTTCATCTGTAGCGAACCTGTTTGTTCAGGGTCTTGACCAAATGGCTATGCGTGTCACCTCGACATCCCCTTCTCCGTATTTCCCTGCCCTGCGTGAAGGACAAGATCGCTCCATGCAACTTGCCCGTGACCGCAAGCGAGCCATGCTGTCCATGTGGGACCAAAACCGCATGAACCAAAAGGATCGCCGACGTGCGCGTAACTTCTTCGCCTACGCCTCAGCCCCCGTTTTCCTCAAGCCAAACCTTGATAAGCGTCTTGTCGAATGGCATCTTCGTAACCCCCTTGATACCTTCGCTGCCCCTATCACGGACGAATCAAACCCTGTCCCTGAGAATGTCATCTTCTCCTACAGCCGTCCGTATGCATGGGTTATGCGTAACTACGGCCCATTGCTGAACGGTGTTCTTCGTGTTGGCAACCCCAACCCTGACGATCTGTTCACCATCCTTGAATATGTATGCGAAAACGAAATCGTTGTGTTGGTGCTGGGATCAGAAAAAGATCGTGACCCAATCACCGGTGGTGCCTACATGGGTCGTGCAGCGGTAGAACTGTCTCGTATATCCAACCGTGCTGGTATGCCATTGGTTGTCAACCCCCAGCGTATTACGCTTGACAAGCCCCGTGGACAGTTTGATGGTCTGCTTGGAATGTATTACACCCGCGCTCGACTTCAGGCTCTCACCGAAATCGCTATTGAGCGTGGCATTTTCCCCGATGAATACCTTGTTTCCCGCCCAGGTGAGAACGCTGAAATCATCCAGATCGCTGACGGCAAGACAGGGCAGTTAGGTGTTGTCAAGGGTGGCGACATCCAAGTACAACAGTTAAACCCTGGCTACAAAACAGATACAGCCTTGGATCGACTTGAACGCCAAGAGCGTTTAGAGGGTGCTATCCCTGCCGAGTTCGGTGGAGAATCAGGCACCAACATCCGTACCGGTCGCCGAGGCGAATCCATTCTTTCAGCCACCGTTGACTTCCGAGTCCAAGAAGCACAAGACACATTCGCAGCTGCCCGTGTTGAAGAAGACAAAATCGCTATTGCCCTTGAAAAAGCATATTGGGGTAACACCTCCAAGTCTTTCTTCATGCCAGGCAGCTCAGGCGGTATGAAGGATTACACCCCGAACAAACTGTGGGAAACAGACTTCCACTATGTCTCATACTCAGCTGCAGGTTCCGACGTGAACAACCTTGTTATCGGCTTGGGTCAGCGTCTCGGTGCAGGACTTATTTCTAAAGAATCAGCCCGTGAAGCAGACCCGTTGGTTGCAGATCCTGAGTTGGAAAAGGATCGCATCGTTGCCGAAGCAATCGAGTCGGCATTGCTGTCCTCCATCCAGTCACAAGCTGCAGATCCGAACGGCCCATACCAGCCTGACGACCTCGCCTTTATCGCTGATCGTGTTCTTCAAAACAAGATGTCGTTGCCTGAAGCAATTCAAGCAGCACAAAAGCGCGCACAGGAACGGCAGGCAACACCTGTCCCTACTGGCGCACCTGAAGCACAGCCAGGTTTGTCTATGCCAGGCATGGGTATGGAACAGCCACCGTCTGCTCCGCAACCTGGCGGTATTGAAGGATTACTCGCACAACTTGGCGGAGGAGGTGGAGGACTTCCATCACCGGCTGGACCGATGAGTTCACCTTTACCTCCAATGCCACCAATGGGAGCAGGGGCTTAAATGGCAAAGCAATATCCAAACCGATCCGATCTTCGTAACGCCGGTGGCAAAGTAGCCAAGCAGACAGCGACAGGTCAAACCTATGGCGAAGCAAAAAAGCAGATGGATGCACAGTCGGCAGTGCCAATGGCTGCAGCTCCTACCGATGCCCCGCCACAAATTCTTCCTGGTCAGTTAGGTGCGTTTAACCGCCCAACAGAACGACCTGATGAGCCTGTTACCGCTGGTGCATCTTTCGGTGCTGGACCTACTCCACGCACACAGTTCGCTGTCCCTACAAGCGATCCTGTTTTGACAGAGTTACGCGCTTTGTATTCTGCTTATCCTTCTACAGAACTTGCGGATATGCTTGACTCGTATGTTCGTGAGGGGTATTAATGCCGATTTTTGAAGGCGACCCAGTCACACAAGACGCACGATACAAAGCGTATTACGACCAACAAAAAGCAGAACAAACAGCAAAAGAAACTGCGACCCCCGACGTTGCTACTCGTGCTTCACAGATCTATAAAGATGCTCCGTATATCCCTGCCTCTGTCATTATCTCTATGGCTAAAGCAGGCACATCACCTGAAGCAGTTGCTGCAATTAAAAAGTCTGCGGCACAACAAACAGCAGGACAACTAGACCCAGCCAAGCCAAAGAAAAAAGGCTGGTTCCAAGAAGTTATTCACGACAATATAAAAGCAGCTTCTCGATGGAGTTTTGCTGGATTGTCGCTTATTCCTGATCTGGTTCAAAACGTCGCTTCTCAAGCATTTTCTGGTAACGACCCAGCAGGGTTTGATGGTTGGTTTAAGTCCACCCAGTTAGGCACATTGATGTCTAATACTCAAGAAGCCGGTGAAGGTTATTTCCTCAGCCAAAAGGCAATGGAAACACAGGCTGAGCGCGCACGTCGTGTCCGTGGAACAATCAATGGCAGTGCTTGGACTATTGGCCGTGGGTCTGCTGAACTTGCTTTTACACCTGGTTCTAAACCGTATTCAATTTTGTCGGGATTTGTTGACGCTGCCGTACAGATCGGTACAGATCCAACGATGTACGCAGGTAAAGCGGTTAAAACAGCAAGGCTTGCTAAGGCAACATTGCCAGGCATATCTGCGGTTGATGAAATTGAAAGTGCCGCAAAACTGGCTAAAGGTGCCGCAGGTTTAGGATCAGCAGACAGCGCAGCCTTTGAAGCATCAAAGTTTGGTCAATGGGTTTTGTCTGACAACCGAGCGAAGCGTTTGGTTGCCCGTGTTGTCGAGGTTGCAAGCGATACCACAAAAACTATTGATGAAAAAACTTTGTTTATGTTGGAAAACATTGACGGTTTAGACACGGTTACTGCCAAAGCATTTGCTGAGGCTGATGACGAAGCAAAAGTTCTTGGTCTTCTTGGTACAGCCTCTGCTCGTTTAGCAACAAACCCTGCCGACGTTCTTCTCCCGACAGACATCAGAGATATCCGTCTTGCCAGATTTGGTGCGATGATCGGCGATGAAGTAAAGGAAAGAATCCCTTTGTGGCGTTCATTTAGAAACGGCCGTTGGTTTGAAACAATGCCTAAAGGATCTGTCATCATTAACGGAACTGGTGCAGATAAAAAAGCAGCAGTTATTTCTTACGCCCGTTATTTGCGTGGAGCAGGTCTTGGTGACGATTCGCAAGAGTTCAAGACAGTTATGGCAAAGGTGATTGAAGCCTATTCAAGCACTGATCCATCGACTGCCCGTGCTTCAGCAAAAGAAGCCTACGACCTAGTTATTGAAACCGTATTCACAACTATTGGTGGCAAATCACCTGGCGCAACACAGTTCGCTCAAGAAGTTATTGGCGCAGCCAAGAGCGCAAAAGCCCGTGTATTCCAAATTGACGAATACGGAAATGCCGATGACGGCGGAGCATTGCAGATCCTAAGGACTCTTTTGCCTGCGAATGTATTTGATGACATTCCTCTCAACATCCAAGACAAGGTTGTTATTAACGGCCCAGGTTCTTTGACTGAACTTGCAGACGACGTGGAATACCTCCCCGACTTCCGCCGTGTACGAGCATTAGCAGGGAACCCATTCTTTACCCGCAACACAGCAGGTAAGCAAAGAGCAGGAACAATCGCTGCCGAGTTTGTACAGCAAGAGATTTGGAAACCATTGGCTCTCGCCACCGGTGGATATGTGATGCGTAACATGATTGACGCACAAACCCGTATTGCCATGTCAGGAATGTCGGGTATGTTCAGTCACCCGCAAGATTTCATTCTGTGGGTTCTCCGCAAAAAAGGAAACTTTGACATCACCGGTGAAGACTTCGGTGGTATTGCGGGCAACTGGAATAAAGAACAAGACGAGTTTTGGAAAGCACTCACCTTTGATGTTCACAAGAACCTTGAGAACCCTTGGGGTGTAGAAGAAGCACTGTTCCGTAACGGCAACTTCTCCATTGTTGACCGAGGAGACGACGCAATCGCTCATGTCACTGGTTATGTTGACAACCTTGCATTGATCCACGCCGACCCTGTTTTGGTGCAGATCGCACAACTAGGTTTAGAAAATCTCACCCAGCCTCAGCGCACACAGCGCATTGTTGATTGGCTATACAAGCCTGAGAACAAAGAACTTCTTGGTCAGTTGCGTAATTACTTTGCTGAAGGAATTAAATATGTTGACCCGACAACCGGTCAAGCAGGTCGAATCCGTATTGACCCAGCAGACCTTGACGATGCAGTCAACACTTGGGTTGATCGACTTTCAGAGTTCAAAGTAGGAACCGTTGTTAAAGACAACGAGGATCTTCGTGTGGTGGCCGCCTATAACAAAGTCCCTTTAACTGTTGAATCGGCACCAGGCAAATTTGTCGCTGTTGCCACACAAAATGTTGATGTCAACTCTATTAATCCAGCAGACATCCTTTCAGGTAACGGTGGTATCGGATCTGTTGTTCGTCTTGCAAGCGGCGAAGAAGGCGTTATTGTCCGTCAAGTAACAACGTCGGCTGGTGTAGATGAATTTGTTATTCAGCCTGTTTATGCAGGTCCTGCATTTACAAAAGATGGTTTAGGTACACAGAACCTTCGCAATCTTCTTGACACTCTTGGTGGAGATCAGAAACTTGCCCCTAAAGTTAAAATTGCTCAGCGCGGTCGTGGCGACTCATCTGATCTTGGTAAAAAGTTTTTACAAGTCAAAGACAGTGCGGTTGACTTCTTCTTCGTGAACCTTTACGGAAAGGCAACCCAAGCACTTGAAAAGTCTCCGGTGTTCCGCCAGTATTACTATCGAGAAGTTTTTCAGAACGCAGACCTTTTAGATCCTGCCGAGGCAGCTGCTTTGTTGCAACGGGCTAAACAATCTGCATCTACTGCAAATATGAGCCTGAGCCGATACTTGGGTGGCAAAGATGTTGTTAGCAAACTTGAAGAAGTTGCTGCGATGACAGGCTCTAAAGCCACTGGAACTGTTGATCAGTTGGATGACTACGCTAAAGCGGTTGCTTTACGCAACACAAAAGAACTTTTGTACAACGCCACAGAGCGTTCCAACCTTGAAGATGTTCTTCGTATTGTTGTACCTTTTGGTTCAGCATGGAAAGAAGTTCTCGGAACCTACGCAAAAAGCATTGTTGAAGATCCGACCCGCATCCGCAAAGCACAAGTTATTTTTGACGGGGCAAGAAAATTTGACCCCGACAACAACGGTGAAGGTTTCTTCTACAAAGATGCAACAACCGGTGAGTACTCTTTCAACTTCCCAATGTCAGGTCAGTTATCAAAACTTTTGACAGGCGTTGAAGCACCGATGCAGGCACCTGTAAAGCGCATCTCAATTGGTCTTGGCGTTGTCCCGTCTATCGGGCCGATGGCTCAAATCGCTGCTTCTAAGATCATCCCTGATACCCCAGCGACCGATTCAATTGTTAAGTTTCTTTTGCCTTATGGCAGAAAAGAAGGACTGTCTATTACCCCGTTGTGGATTCAGCGTTTCAACCAAGCATGGGAAGGTGATACGCAGAAACTTGAAACGGTGTACGGCAACACCTATATCGAGACACTTCGTGCGTTGTCGGCATCTGGCGAGTATGACCTTGCTGATCCGAACGAACAAGAAAAACTTTATGCTGATGCAAGAGGTAAAGCCCGTGCGTTGACAGCACTTCGTGCATTGGGTCAGTTCTTTGGTCCAACGTCGCCAGCACCTGAGTTCAAAATTGAAACCATTAGCGGTGACTTCTATGGCACCCAGTTGGTGAAAGAGTTCCAAAAGCTGCAAGATCCCAATTCAATAGGGGCTGATGGTGCAGCAGGTAACTACGACACAGCGGTAAGCCGGTTCTTGGACATCTACGGCAACGATGCTTTGTTGTACATTTCAAACAAGACAGAATCAATCGCTGGTGGTCTGGAAGCAACCGATGAGTTCGGTGACTGGGAACGCAGTGAAGGTAAAGGCTTGATTAGTCAATACCCTGATGTGGCTGGTTTCATGGCACCAGGTGGTGACGACTTCTCATTTGAGGTCTGGTCACGCCAGTTGTCAAAGGGTCGCCGTCGCCGTCTGACAGATCGTGAGATTGTCGAGTTGGCCCAGTACAAAGCTGCTTCTGCCCAGTACCGTGAGTTGCGTGACAAGTTGCCACCACGCCCTACTGCGGATCAGAAGCGTTGGCTTCGCCAGTGGCGTGTCAAGTTAAACAAGGAATACCCTGGCTTCCCTGTGGTCGCCGAGTTCAACCCTGGTGAGTTCCCTAAGAAGTTGGAGCAGTTAGATCGTCTTGTCAAGGATGACCGTTTGATTGGTAACGACGTGGCTGATGCGACTCGTCAGTATTTGACAGCCCGTGATGCAGCCGTTGAGCGTTATGTTCAAGCCGGTGGTGCAGCAGGTGGGTTCTCGACTGCTACTGCTGCGGCACCTTTGCGTGACTGGCTCGCCGGTATTGGCAAGGCGTTGAAACAGGACACCCCTGAGTTTGCTCGACTGTATGAAAGACTATTATCTAACGAGGTTGAAGAATGAGCGATAACAACACAAACACAGACATAGATCTTTCGACCCTTCCTCCACTTGGGCAGGTTGGATCTGGCGGGTACACACTTCTTCCTACGGTTAAGTTGCCTAAAAGAACTGCCAAAGGTGCAGACAAATCCATCGGGACAATCCCCGCTGAAGACATTATTTCAGCGTCAGCAGGAAACAAAGATTTTGTTTATATCGGCCAAAACCTTGTCAACAATTCTGGTGTTATTACCCGTGGTCAATACTCAGAAGATGAGGCTTACTCTGAGTTAGCAAAACTTGCCCCTGCCGAACGTCGCCAGTTGCAGAACCTTTTGTATTCGGTCGGTGCGTATGGCAGCTCTAAACCTTCACGATCTGGGTTTAATAGTTCTGACTTCTCTGCTATGCGTGAAGCAATGCTGTATGCCAACGCCAAGGGTGTAACGCTTGATGTTGCTACTTCGATGATGGCAACTGAACTTGGTGGTGGCGTAGGCGGTGGCGGTGGTCAGCGTATCCGTACCACTGCGAAACAGGATCTTCAAACCGTGTTCCGCCAAGTGTCCGGTCAGGTTCTTGGTCGCCGTTTGTCCGACTCTGAAGTGGAAAAGTTTGTTAAGGCTTACAACCAAAAAGAGATTTCTGAAGCCTACGGCGGTGAGGCTGCACCACAGGCTGATGTGGCTGCTATGGCACAGATCGAGTCTGCTGTCCCTGAAGAAGCAGGGGCTGTGGGGATGTTGAAGTTGAGCAATGTTATTGATAGCGCAATTAAGGAACTTGGATAATGGCAACAGCTGCTGAAATTGAAAAACAAATTGCAGACACGCAAGCAATCATTGACCAGATTGAGAACGCTGAAACTACTGCCCAAGGAACTTTTGTTTATCGTGGTAGGACATACACACCAGCGCAACTTGAGTCATTGGCTAAGCCTTATCAGGCTCGTTTAAGTGCTTTGAACAAGATTTATTCTCCTTACGCATCAGCCTCCGCCCAGTTGTCAAGGGCTAGAGAAGTAGCGAAGAACCCAATCACAGAGTCTCCTACTGGTATGACACAGGCTGAAGCGAACAAGGCTGTCAAAGATGCTGAGGCTTTGCTTGCTACTGCCACTTCAAACTTAGGCACTGCTGTCATCCCCGCTGAAATTACTGCCTCTGTTTCTTCTGGTCGGCGCGGTCAAAGCGGTATGTCCGAAGCAGAGACAATGAAGATGGCTGCTGGTTTGGCAAAGATGCCTAAGAAAGAAACCAAAACTGAAAAACTTTCTTCAGATAAAACAAACAAGCCTGGTGTCGGCGGTGGGCCTACAAAGCCAGGTATGGCACCAGGAGACACCACGGTCAAGGGTGGTACCAACTACACATGGGACGGAACCAAATGGGCTAAGTCAGGAACAGGTTCTTTTGAAAAAACTGAATCGACGTTCCGCAAGATGTTCCCATCACAAGCATGGTTGCTTGATTTGGATCGTGGCAAATACCCGAAACTGTTTGAACTTATTCGCCGTGCTGTTGATGGTCGGATGTATGAAACATCACAGGGACTTGAGCGTTTTGCTGCTGAACTGAAAAACACTGACTTCTATACGGAACTTGCCACCACCGACAAGGTACGCCAAATCAAGGCTGTCACTGGCGACCTTGGGTTTGAAGGATCAAACTTCAACAAGTTCCTGACCACCTCAATGAACATGGGTTGGGAAGGCGACACCCTTAAGGCTGAAACATACAAGGAAGTTTTCCGCAAGGACGACCAAGGTAACTACATCAACACGACAGCGGTACAACGAGCCAAGAAGTCAAACGATTACCTGAAGGTTGCCAACGTCGGCAAGGCGTACTTCAATAACATCTCTGACTCCACCATCGAGAGTCGCCTGACCGGTGCATTGAACGATGATGATATTCAGCGTCAACAGCGTGAACTGGCAAAAACCAAGTACGCCCATCTTGGGAATCTCATTGACCAAGGTTTCACTCTTGCTGATCTTTCATCAGGGTTCAAACAACAGGCTGCCCAACTTCTTGAAAAAGACGAGAACGCTATTGACATGAGCCAAGCAGATTTTGAAGCCGCCTACAACTACGGCGAGCCAGGTCAGAAACGAATGATGACCAACGGTGAGTGGGAGATCATGCTTCGCAGTAACGCCAAGTTTGGTTGGGACAAAACAAACAACGCCAAGGCTGAGGCTCGACAACTTGCCTCTACTATCAGTCAAGCATTCGGGAGGATTATCTAATGGAAGACCAGTCAGCATTTGACATTCTTTTGAATACCTTAAAGTATTACGGTTTAGTGAAAGAGGGCGACACCGCGCTTTTTGAGACAATCAAAACGGCATGGACAGGAAAACAAATCGGACCTGGTGATGGCCCTGATGAAGTTGGCATAGCCCTGCGTGACAATGAAACATTCCAGGCTCGTTTCCCTGCAAACAAAGCACTTAAAGACCAAGGAAAACCACAGTATTCTGTTACTAGGTACTTGCAACTTGAAGGCGATTACAAAGCAGCTTTGCAAGAAGCCGGTTTGCCAGCGGATTTTTACGATCAACCAAGCGATTTCCAAGCGTGGATTGCTGGCGGGACTTCCGTCAACGAAGTAAGAGATCGCGCACAACTTGGCTATCAGGCTGTTCGACAGTCCAACCCTCAAGTCATCGCAGAGTTCAAGCGTCTCTACGGTGTCAACGAAGGCGAACTGGCTGCATACTTCATTGATCCTGAACGGATGCGTCCGACCTTTGATCGTTACGAAGCAGAGCGTCAAGCCCGTTCAGCCCAGATCGCAGCGCAAGCCACAACCCAAGCAGGCTTCACCCTCGGTCAGCAACAGGCTGAAGAACTAGCCCGTGCCGGTGTCACACAAGAACAAGCACAAGCAGGCTTCACCGCTTTAGGCGACACACGGGAACTGTTCCAAACGTCGCTCG